CACAACCAGCAGAAAGCTACACCGACAGAACAGGAAAGAAACCGTACTTGCGACAGTTGCAAATATGAACATTTTGACCCTTTTGAAAATCCTTGCGTGAATTGTGACGGCAACTGTTCAAAATGGGAAGAAAAAAGGTGCTAACTATGCCGTATACACAGAAAGAAATTCTTGAAGCCCTTGAACTTATCAAAAAGGTGTGCTGGGAACACACCACACATAAAGACAACTGTGAACAATGCCCTTTTTACAGCGTTTCAGGTTGTGGTTGCTTATTTAATAGCGGCAATATGAACCCACACGAATGGGAACTGAACAGCCCTGATAGAACATGGCACGCAGTATTTTAGAGAGGTAAAAATAATGAAAGACATAATTGTAAACTTGATTATAACAATACTTATTTTGATTGCAGCATTCCTTATAAGCTGGGGCGGTACAGCGGCTTTAATTTGGCTGATTTGCTTGTGCTTTGGCTGGAAATTTAACCTGCTTGTAACAACAGGCGTTTGGCTGTGCATAGTGTTAGCACGCACACTTTTTCCAAAAAGCAATTAAGGCGGTGCAACATGAAATCCAAAGCAAAGAAAACAGGCGGTTCTTTTAGACGGTGCAAGACTATGACAGCCTTGCACTGTAAAAAAGGCAAAGACAGAACAAAATCAAGGAAGGTTCAAAATGGAAAATAAAATCAAACAAATTGCCCTGCATTATGGTGATAAGCAGATTGCAAAGACCGTTGAAGAACTGGGTGAACTGATTGTTGCCTTGCAGAAATTTCAGCAGAAGTTAAGCGGCGAAAATCAGGCAAATGTAATTGAAGAAATTGCTGATGTTGAAATCATGACAGCACAGTTAAAATACCTTTTCTGCTGGGATATAAAGGTTGATGCAATCAAAAATATGAAACTGAATAGGCAGCTTGAAAGAATAAGAGGTGAAAATAGATGACTATTTTTGAAGTTCTTTATTGTCTCGGCAGGGGTGTAATAGAAACTGTTATAAAAGTTTTTTACAATCCTTCTTGCGATAAATGTAAAGGCTCTAATGGACATTGTGATGAATGTAAGTTTAACAGATATTATCACAGTGGAACAAAAAATCTTTATAAAAGAGATTGGAACAAAATAAATTATATTTTTTGGGAATAACGAAAGGCGGTGCTGACAATGGATAAACCGATAATCAGACATTGTAAAAACTGTCAGTGGGCGAGTTGTGCTATTTTTACAGACGGTTTAACTTGTACAGTCAAATATAAATATATCATTAACGAAATGCAAAAATAACAGCTTTGCTTTGCAGACACTATTGCAAGAAAGAAGAGGTTGACAATGGCTGAATATATTGAACGCAAGAAAGCAATTAAAGCTTTGACAGGGTGGGAAACTGAACCGACAGATGAAGAAATTGAATACACGCTGAACAATATACCTGCTGCTGATGTTGTCAAGGTTGTCAGATGCAAAAAATGTAAGTATTCGTATATAAACGATACAAAAATATTGATTTGCGAAAAATCACTTAAAAGAGTAGATGACAAACATTTTTGCGGTTATGGTGAAAGGAAGGCTAAAAATGGCTGAAGTTAAGTGGATAAAAATTACCACAGATATATTTGATGATGAAAAAATATTGCTGATTGAAAGCCTTCCTGATGCTTATGCAATTATCACAGTATGGTTCAAGTTGCTTTGCCTTGCTGGGAAGATGAACAACAGCGGCGTGTTCATGATGAACAATCAACTGGCCTACACTGACAAGATGCTGGCAACCATATTCAGAATGAAAGAAAGCACGGTCACAATGGCACTTAAAACCTTTGAAGAATTTGGAATGGTTGAAATCGTTGACGGTGTGATAACTATTCCACACTGGAACAAACATCAATCACTGGATGCCTATGAAAAGAAAAAAGAGCGTGACAGGCTTTATCAGGCTGAAAGAAGGGCAAATCAGAGGGCTTTAATAGCACAATCGTCTGAAAAATCGTCTGACAGTAAAGCGACACAATCGTCTGATGTCGCTGTTTCAGATAAAGAAGAAGATAAAGATATAGAAATAGATAAAGATAATAATATATTGTCGAGCAGCTATGTTGAAATCGTTTCTTATCTGAATGAAAAAACAGGTTCAAATTTCAAACATCAGACCAAAAGCACACAAACAAAAATTCATGCAAGACTGGCTGAAGGCTTTACTGTTGATGACTTCAAAACAGTTATTGATAAAAAATGTGCTGACTGGCTGGGAACAGAATGGGAAAAGTTTTTAAGACCTGAAACACTGTTTGGTACAAAGTTTGAATCATACTTAAATGCAAAAATATCTGATAAAGGGGCAAAGCAGCATGGAACAACTGAAAAACATAATGCCTTTGGAAATGTCGGCACAGTCCTATAAACCTATGACAGCTGAAGAAAGATGCAAACAGCGTTGTGAAATCATGAACAATGATAAAGGAAACCTTAACAAATTTGACGGCTATGACTGCCCTTTGTGTAACAACAGGGGCGGTCACTATGAAGCAAGGGAAAGGGGCGGCTATTGGTATGAAGTCATGGTGCTTTGTAAATGTGATAACATCCGCAGGGCTTTAAGAAGATTAAACAAAAGCGGCTTAAAAGATGTTGTGAAGAAATACACCTTTAAAAACTTTGAAGATGCTGAACCGTGGCAAAAAAAGCTGAAGGAAGCTGCTGTTGATTATTGCCAAAATGGTGAAGGCAAATGGTTCTTCATAGGCGGTCAATCAGGTTCAGGGAAAACACATATCTGTTCAGCGATAGCGGTTCACCTGCTGAAAAAAGGTCACAGCACAAAATATATGCTTTGGCGTGAAGATACTGTGAAACTGAAAGCCGCTGTCAATGACAGTGATGAATACAAGGCTTTAATCACTGAAATGAAAGAAGCTGATGTGCTTTACATAGATGATTTATTCAAAACAGGAAAAGTCAATGAAGGCAACTATCAGCAACCAACAGCGGCAGATATACACCTTGCTTTTGAAATTATCAATCACAGATATAACAAAGAGCATTTATATACAATCATATCAAGTGAATGCACACTTGCACAAATCTTGTCTATTGATGAAGCGGTAGGCGGCAGAATTGCAGAAAAAGCAGTACAAACAGGATATGGATTTTCTATCAATCCTGATACAAAGAAAAATCACAGATTGAAAGGTATCTGTGAATTGTAAGAAAGAGGTGAAGCGGTATGGGAATAGTATTATCGGCGGTTGCGGTAGTAATTGCTTTTATGGTGGGTTTTGTTTGTGGTTATGAAGAATGCTTAAATGTGGAAATCATACCAGCACATGAAAGCCATGACAAAGAAGGTGACATTATATGATAACCATTAAAGAAGTAAAAGACTATCTGCAACAGGTCAGAAAGCTTGATATGCTGATTGAAAATAAACAGATAGAAAAGCGGAAATGGTATGAACTTGCAACAGGCACAACATCACAGCTGTCATCTGATAAAGTGCAGACTTCAGGCAATCATTCACGCATGGAAGATGCTGTTATAAAAATAGTAGACACAGAAAGAGAAATCACAGAACAGATTGACAAGTTCATTGACCTGAAAAAAGAGGTTATCAGCACAATAGAACAGTTGAAACCTGTTGAATATGATATTTTGCATAAAATATACATACAGTATATGACCTATGAACAGGTTGCGGAAAAATACGGCTATCAATACAGCTGGGCGACAACTACACACGGCAGGGCTTTACAAAACTTGCGGCACATACTTGAAGAAAGGGAAACAAGCCATGATGATATATACGAAAAACAGGAACATGAAAACTGATTGCTTTGCATTCACTGAAAATGGTTGCGGTGATTGTCACTGCATAGCATTGAATGAAATGTATTGCAGCTATGGTGAAGAATGCAGCTTTTATAAAACAAAAGAGAAAGAAGCAGCAGAAAGGAAAGCTGTTGCAGAATATTTGAAAAATCGCTGATTTTGTGACTTCCTGTGACTTTTGAATATTGTTTGTGACTTTTCAAATCAATATAATATAAAATAGGTAAAAACCTAAAACATCAAATTTACAAGAAAGCCGCTGCCCTTATCCTTCAGGGGTGGCGGTTTTTCTTATGGTCATGTGGGAATTGTCTATCACTTAAATAGCAAGGGGTGGGTGCGTGTGATAGTAGAAAATAAAACTGGAAATCAAAAATGCTATTAGTTAGAAAAAAGTTAGGCTGCAAGGGGTGATAAATTGGAAATAGTCAATATTAAAATATCAGAACTGAAGCCTTATGATAAAAACGCAAAGAAACATCCAAAAAAGCAGGTTGATAGAATTGCAAAAAGTATTTCTGAATTTGGGATGTGTGACCCTATTGCAATATGGGGTGATGAAAATATCATCATTGAAGGTCACGGCAGATTGCTTGCATTAAAGCAGCTGGGCTTTGAAGAAGCACCGACAATCAGACTTGACCATTTGACAGATGAACAGCGGAAAGCCTATACACTGGCACATAACAAGGTTGCTGAAAGTGAATGGGATTTTGCTTTGCTGGATTCTGAAATTGGTGATTTGGAAGGCTTTGATTTTGAAGCATTTGGCTTTGAATTCGATTATGAAGATGCTGAAGAAGATGCAGCACCAAAGAAAAAGAAAAACCAAAGAATCAGAACAGACAACGCTTATAATTTACCCTTTGTTGATTTATCAAAATGTGAAGGGAAATATCAGATGCCTATTATTGAACAGGAATTGCATGTGCCTGATTCTTTAATAGGCTTTAATTATGCGTTGAATTCAAAAGATAAATCAGCTGGGGTTCATTTCTATGTGGATGATTACCAATTTGAAAGAATATGGAACGAACCTGAAAAATATATCAGCATATTAAAAGACTATGACTGTGTATTAACGCCTGATTTTTCTTTATATATGGATATGCCTATAAGCATGAAGATTTGGAATGTATTCAGGTCAAGGCTTATCGGTCAGATGTGTCAGCTGGCAGGGCTGGCAGTTATACCAACAGTCAGCTGGGCTGAAAAAGAAACATTTGACTTCTGCTTTGACGGATTGCCTGAAAAGTCAGTGCTGTCAATATCAACAATCGGCGTGAAGAACAGCCCTGAAGCTATGGCAATATGGCGTGAAGGTGTAGCCGAACTGCTGAAGCGAAAGAAGCCTAAAACATTGCTTGTTTATGGCGGCAAGGTTGATTTTGACTTTGGCAAAACAGAAGTTTTATATTTTGCAAATCAAGTAACAGAACGAATGAAAGGAAATTAAGATATGGGCGGTAGAGGTGCAGGTTCATTATCAGGTGGTGGCGGTGGCGGCACAATCATCATGGGTAATGTTGAATCTTTAGGCTTGGCAGGTCAGACAGGCTTTTACGGTGGTAATAAAGTATCAGTGGCAAGCACACTGAACCACTGGGAAGGCAAAAGCTATGATTTAGACCATGAAGAATTGCTGATGATAGGTGAGGACGGCTTTGCAACAGCTTATTTTAAAGGTGATAACAATTCAGTAGGATTTACACCGCCTTCCAAAAAAGTTGCTGCAAAAACAACACTGACACACAATCATCCTTTGGGTGACGGCAGAACAAAAGGCGGCAGCTTTTCAGATGCAGACTTGCGAAACCACATTAAGTGCGGCTTTAAGGAAACAAGGGCAACAGCTGTTGAAGGTACATACAGCTTTAAAACAACATCAAAGTCAGACAGCAGCGGCTTTTTAAAGGCACTGGGAACAAGAAAAGCAACTGTTTCAAAGCGTGCTGCATCAGTGATGAAAAAGAAGCCAAATTCAAATGCAATTGATGTTTATTTGGATGAATCACACAAATGGTATCAGCAGACCGCTTCAAAATACGGTTATGAATATACATTTACAAAACGTTAAAGGAGAAATGAACAATGGCAAAGAAAATCAAAATGGATGACGGCTGGGAAAAAGAACTGAAAGATTTTGCAAAGAAATATCAGAAACCAGCTGCAAGTAAAACAGGCAAAAAGACAGTGAAGAAACCAGCAGCAAAGAAGGGCAAGAAATAAGCCCTTCATATAGTAAAAAAGTGTATTTGTAAAGCAAAGGGGGTGTGAATATGAGTGGCACAGAAAAAGTGAAATTTGGCAGTCATCTGACACATGAAGATAGAGTGCGGAACGGTGCAATCGGTGGCAAGAAAAAAGGCGAAAACGCAAGAAAACGCCGTGAAATGAAAGAAGCTATTGAATTGCTGCTGTCAATGCCGCTGGAAAACAAAAAGGTTGCTGAACTTGAACAGATTGTTTCATTTGCAAACCTGAAAAGTAAAGACGGCAAAATCAAAAACCTGACTGTGAATGATGCCCTGATTGTTAAACAGGTGCAGAAAGCCATGAAGGGTGACTTGAACGCCTTGATTTTCTTGCGTGATACAGTGGGAGAAAAACCAAAAGAAAATGTGTCCATGAATATGAACCTTCCTGTTTTCTTTGAGGGGGAAGAAGAACTTGAAGATTGATGTTTTAGGCACAAAATACACAATAAAGCGTGTAAACAAAGGTCAAGATACCTATATAGATAAAATGGGCTTTAGCGGCTATTGTGATAACAATAAAAAGCTTATTGCTGTTCTGAACCTGAAGTCATTGGACGAATGGGCTGATGAACCTGAACAGTCAATCATCAGGCAAGAAAAAGAAACAATCAGGCATGAGTTAATACACGCTTTTTTGAATGAAAGTGGGCTGGGCTGGAATACCTTTGCACAAGAAAAAGCATGGGCAAAGAATGAAGAAATGATTGACTGGATTGCCATTCAATTTCCAAAAATAATGAAAGCCTTCAAGGATGCTGACTGTATATGAAAGCGAATTATCAGAAAATCTATTTGCCTTCAATTGTCGGTAAAGGTTACAAGAAGTTTTGGAATCACAAAGGCAGATACAGAGTTTGTAAAGGCAGCCGTGCTTCCAAAAAGTCAAAAACATCAGCACTGTGGTTTATATACCACATGATGAAACATCCGCTTGCAAATACACTTGTTGTCAGAAAGACTTACAGAACACTGAAGGACAGCTGCTTCACTGAATTGAAGTGGGCTGTCAACAGGCTGGGCGTTGAACATCTTTGGCAGTTCAAAGAAAGCCCACTTGAAGCAACATACAAACCAACAGGGCAAAAGATATATTTCAGGGGGCTTGATGACCCTTTGAAAGTAACATCTATCACAGTTGAAGTCGGCGTTTTGTGCTGGCTGTGGATTGAAGAAGCTTATGAAATCACAAGTGAAGCTGATTTTGACATGCTTGACGAATCAATCCGTGGTGAATGCCCTGAAGGTCTGTGGAAACAAATCACACTTACTTTTAACCCGTGGAATGAAAGACACTGGATAAAGCACAGGTTTTTTGATGACCTGATAGGCTTTGATGCTGAAGGCATTCCACGCTATAAAGACAGAAAAGAACCTGTATCAGATGACGGTGAAATCCTTGCAATAACAACCAATTACACGGTCAATGAATGGCTTGATAAAGCTGACCTTGATGTGTTTGAAAGGATGAAGAAGAACAATCCACGCCGCTATGCTGTTGCAGGTCTTGGTAACTGGGGTATTGTTGACGGTCTGATATATGAAAACTGGAAAGAACAAAGCTTTGAGTTCATAACAAAGAAAGAATTGAACTGGCGAACTTCTGAAGGTGAACCATTACCTGAAAACTATGTTATATCTGATGATTTAATATCTGTTTTCGGTTTAGACTTTGGTTATACAAATGACCCTTCTTCCCTTTTCTGTGGCATGCTGGATAAAACCAATAAAAAGCTTTATGTCTTTGATGAAATGTATGAAAAAGGCATGAGTAACAAAAGGATTTTTGAAACAGTCACAGCAATGGGGTATAAAAAGGAACGCATCACAGCTGACTGTGCTGAACCAAAATCAATTGATGAATTAAAGGGCATGGGAATGAAGGTCACTGCTGCTGTTAAAGGGCGTGACAGTATCAACAACGGCATACAGTGGATTCAAGACCTTGAAATTATCATACATCCACGTTGCGTGAACTTCATCACGGAAATCAGCAACTACACATGGCAACAGGACAAATTCGGCAAGAAGCTGAATGAACCTATTGATGACTTCAATCATCTTATGGATGCTATGCGTTATGCCCTTGAAAAGTACATCAGAAAAAGCGGCTGGATGTATTAAAAATTGCATACTTCGCCGCCCTGTAACGAAAATCGGCAAAGCTTTTCCTTAAAGTGTGGGGCTTTAAGGTTTTTCATGGTGTCGTTAAGCTCCTACGGCTGTGTTGACAGTCGGCATTTTCGGCAGGGCGTTTTTTAATATAATTGTGGAAAGCCTTTAAAATTCGATTTTAAGGGCTTTTTGCTTTAATGAAACAAACTTACCCTTAAAACAAATTAAAAGCTGAAATTCGGCTGAAATTAAAGGGCTGACAACAATACAAAGTGAAAGGGATAAACAATGTTATCTGTTAAAGAGATTAAACAGTTCATTGATGATGATAAAACATCAGAAAAGAAGCTTATGGCAGAGCAGGGGCAGCGGTATTATGAAGCTGACCATGACATTTTAAAATACAGGGTTTTCTATTATGATGCAGACGGAAATCTGAAAGAAGATAAAATCAGGGCAAACAACAAGATTTGTCATCCGTTCTTTACGGAATTATCTGACCAGCTTGTTTCTTATCTCTTGTCTTTTGAAGAAAATCCAATCAGGGCAATAGAAACAGCTGAAGGGCTTCAGGAACATCTTGACAAATACTTTGATGAAGAATTTTGGTCTGAAATCGGTGATTTGGTATCAGGTGCATATAACAAGGGCTTTGAATACATTTACGCATATCAGAATGCAGATGACAGGCTTACTTTTGAATGTGCTGACAGTATGGGTGTTGTTGAAGTCAGAGAAAAAGACACAGATGACGGCTGCAAATATATCATCTATTGGTATGTTGACCGCATTGAAAAGGGCAAAAAGAAAATCATCAGAATTCAGGTGTGGTCTGAAAAAGAAGTACACTTTTATGTTCAGGATGAAAAAAGCGGTAAAATCTCACCTGATAAATCCGCTGCTGTAAATCCACGCCCACATGTTGTGTATGAAGATGAAAAGACAGGAAAACAAATGGGCTATCCTTTGGGATATATCCCTTTTTGGCGTTTGGATAATAACAAGAAGCAGTTCAGCGGCTTGAAGGCAATCAAGGGCATAATTGATGACTATGACCTTATGCAGTGCGGTCTTTCAAACAACCTTCAGGATTTTGACACACCAATTTATGTTGTATCAGGCTTTGAAGGTCATTCTGAAGATGAATTTGATGAAATGTTTCAGAATGTCAAAGCAAAAAAGGTGCTTGGTGTAGATGAAGGCGGCGGCATTGATGTGAAAACAATTGAAGTTCCATATCAGGCAAGAAAAACAAAAGCTGATGAAGATGAAAAGAACATTTACCGCTTCGGCTTCGGTTTAAATACGCTGGGATTGCGTGACACAAACGCCACAACAAACATTGCTATTAAAGCAGCATATTCCTTGATTGATATGAAAGCAACAAAGGTAAAAACACGCTTGAAGAAGCTGCTGAAAGACCTTATCAAAGTTGTTCTGAAAGAAATCAATGAAAAGAATGATAAAGACTATCAGCTGAAAGACATTTACTTTGAGTTTAAACACAACATCATGGTAAATGAACAGGAAAATGCACAGATAGCTTTGACAAAAGCACAGACAAAACAGGTTGAACTTACAAGCATTCTGAACATTGCTGCAAACATAGGTGATGAACAGGCGTTGAAAGCAATCTGTGATGTTATGGAATTTGACTTTGAGAAAATCAAAAGTCAGATTGATAAATTAAGAGAAGAACAGAACTTGCTTGATGCACAAGCAACGCTGGAAGGGGCTGTGATTGATGAAGAACCGATTGAAGAACCTGTTGTTGAAGGGGCTGAATAGGTCAATCATGGCTGCTGGCATGTTTTTCAACAGATTGTGCAGGTGATGTTATGGCAGAAATAAAAAACAATCCATACTGGGAAAACATCTGTGCAATGGCAGAAAAGCAAAGGGCAAAAGGTATCAGCACATACGGTCAAGGTATTGAAAGCAATCCGCTTCCTGTAATTGAAAGACTTACTTATTATCAGGAAGAATTGATTGATGCCTTGATGTACATTGAATGGATAAAAGAAGGGTTGAAACAACATGAAGAAACATGACAAAGAAATCCTTCAGAACAACTTGAACAATGAAAAGGCTGTTATCAAAAAGCTAAAAGCAGTTTACAAGCAATCACTGAATGACATAATCAAAAAGTCAAAGGCTTTACAGGAACAGATAAACAACCTGCAAGGATATATAAACACAGCTGTTGATGAAGAAGAAAAGGCTGTTTTTCAGTCAATGCAGCAGTCTAAAATCTATCAGAAGCAGTATCAGGATGCCTTGAAAAAACAAATCAGTGCTATCCTTGACACAATGCAGGTTGAAGAATTTAAAACCATTGATGAATATTTGCGGTTATGCTATCAGGACGGCTGGGTTGGTGTGATGTATTCACTTCAGCAGCAGGGCATACCAATTATAATGCCGCTTAATCAGGAAGAAATAGTGCAAGCGGTTCAGACTGACAGCAAAATCAGTCAGGGCTTATATACAAGGCTGGGTGAAGATGTTGCTGAACTTAAAAAAAGGATAACATCAGAAGTCAGCAGGGGCATTGCAACAGGGATGTCATATCAGCAGGTTGCACAGCAGCTTGCGGCCTACACAACCATAGGCTATAACAGGGCGGTCAGAATTGCACGCACAGAAGGTAACAGGATAAGCAATACATCAGCAATGAACGCCTGTAAAAAGGCAAAAGGAATGGGCTGTGATGTTGTTAAACAGTGGGATGCCACGCTGGATAATAGAACACGCAAACGGCACAGAAGGGTTGACGGTGAAATCAGGGAACTTGATGAAAAGTTTTCAAACGGCTTGATGTACCCTTCAGACCCTTCAGGCAAAGCTTCAGAAGTTGTCAATTGCCGCTGTGCATTGTTACAGCGTGCAAAATGGGCTTTAGATGAAGATGAACTTGAAACCTTGAAAGAAAGGGCTGCTTATTATGGCATTGATAAAACAGCCAATTTTGAGGATTTTAAAAAGAAATATCTGAACGCAGTAAAACAGAGTAAAACAGAGTAAACTTGCAAAGGACATAAATGTCATTAGCAAGTTAAATAAAACGAAAATGCGTTTTTATCTGCCGTTTTTTGAAATTAAACGGCGAAAAACAGCACATTAAAGTGCGATTTTGGAATTTTTTGTTCCAATTTTAAGACTTAATAGCAAGTTATAAGCAAGTTATTTAAGGGCTGACAACAGCCCTTTTTGTTTTAAAAGAAAGGTTTACAATATGGCACATAGTCATAGCGTGTATGATACAGATGCACATTTTATAATTAACCCTGTGACAAGGGCAATCAAGAATGACAGCAGCAAGAAAACAGTTCTGATGCAGCGTGACCATAATTCAGAAAGATTTACCTTTGAATTACCACGCTATATTGAAGGGCATGACATGTCACTTTGCAATCAGGTTGAAGTGCATTACTTGAACATTGAATCAAAGACTGAATTCAAAAGCGGTGATTATACAGTGGATGACTTTCAAATCAGCCCTGAAGATGAAAACACCGTTATTTGCAGCTGGCTTATATCAAAGAACGCTACACAGCTGAAGGGTTCATTGAACTTCCTTTTGAATTTCCGCTGCCTTGAAGAAGGTTTTGAAAAATACAGCTGGCACACAGATGTTCACAAAGGTATCAGCATATCAGAAGGTATTGATGCCGCTGGCACATTTGAAACTGAATATGTTGATGTTATCGAACAGTGGAAAGCTGAAGTGCTGTCATATTACACAAACTTACTGAACGCATGGAAAAACACAAAATCAGTTGAATTGTCAAATGAAATGACAAGCTGGAAACAGGATGCTTCAAACAATCTTGAAATATGGAAAAAGCAGCAGTCAAATGAAGTTCATTCTGTCATGGGTGACTATGAAGAATACACTGACAAAAGAATAGCAGCTTTAACAAGTCGCATGAATTCTTTTGTTGCTTTGAAAGAAGGCAGCACAACAGGTGATGCAGAACTTCAGGATTTAAGAATTGGTGCTGACGGTAAAACATACGGTTCAGCAGGTGAAGCAATCAGAACACAGTTCATGAATGCTTTGCATGGTTACAATACAGATTTTGAATACAGCTATTCTGTAAGTAGTACATACGCACTTAACTTTGCAATTGAAAAAGGCGTGCGTTATAAAGTGGCTGTGATTTTTGGTGACAATGTTTCCAATCTTGACATTGGATATACCAAAGATGACGGCACAGAAGTGTTATTGATTGACAATGCTGTTTCAGGTCAGGAATACGAATTCACAACACAAACAGCTGGAACACGCTTCAGATTTTGGACTTATCTGAAAAAAGATATTGAAACCACTGTAAAAGGTGACTTGGCTGTTGTTGGTTCGGTAAACAGGGCAGCGGTCACAGAAAACAGCCTTGAAGAAGTTAAAACATCTTTGTATGGCTATAAAGCAAGGGTAACAGAAGATAATCTGACCATTGCAAAAGGTTATACCCTTCAGGCGTTTTATACCATTAAAGCAGGTAAAAAGTTCTATTTGTCATTTGATTCATTCAACTATGATGCTGTTGATAGACTGAATATATATTGCAACAATGCAGCAGAAGGCAATGAAATCTTTTATGACAGCATCACACCTGTGCTTAATGAACTTTATGAATGCTGCACAGATAAAGAAGATGCAACACTGATTCTTTACTTAACACCAACAGCAACAGGCGGTGTGGTTGATTTTAATATCACTATTTATGAAGAAGGCGGCACAGGTGAACGCATCTTGATAAATGAAAAAGGTATTAAAGAACTGAAACAGGGTGAAGCAGAACTGACGGAATATGCAAAAGGTTTATATAACATTGTGGGGATTCCGTGGTTTTCTGAATACAGCAGAACAATGACAGGCGTTATCGGCTGGGATATTGAATATCCAACAGAAGATGATAAACAATATATTTTCTTGGCTGACAGCTACACAGGGAAATACTTCAAAGAAATACAGCTGTATGCCTTTAATTCCATGTCTGACTATAAAACAATGGGCGTTGTTAAAATGGGTGAAACAATCATCTTTAATGGTAACAGTGCTTATAAATACATCAGAGTTTATGCAGTGACAACAGCAACAGAAGAACAGCCTGAAACACTGACAGTAAAGCTGGGTATATACAACGGTCAAAGCTTGGCTTTGAAAGTGGCAGCTTTAGAAGAAGTGGTTTACAAAGAACCACCTGCACCAAATGTTTTGATTTTGGGTGATAGCTATTCACAAATAGGCTATTGGATAAATCAGCTTAAAAGCCTTGTTTCTATCGGTGATGTTGTGAACTTGGGTGTGTCATCTGCAAGCTTGAAAGATAAATACACCAACAGGGAAACATACCCTTATAATGATAGACCTGTAACAAATGATACAAGGGGTGGCAATGTAAACACATTCGGCAGTCAGCTTGAAAAGCTGAAACGCTTGATGAAGGGTGAAGATTTAGACAGCGGTGAAGTGAAGCTGTATGAAAACAGCACACCTGATATTATCTTGATTGAGGGCGGCACAAATGACCCTGTTGATGCTTCAACTGATAGTTATGTATCGCAGATTTACACAGTAGAAAAAGCGTACATTGCACGCAGGTCAGACACATCAGCACATATAGGTTATATCAAAAAGCCTACTTCTTATGAAGATACAGACAGAACAACATTTTGCGGTGCTATGCGTTATTTGTACGGTGCATTGCATGAAATGTTTCCAAATGCACTTGTGTTCTTCATTACACCATGCGGTTTGACCTACATGTCAGGTGGGGAACATCCGTATTTGAAAAAGGGCGAACAAATCAAATATGCTGCAAGCTTGCTTGGCATTCCTGTGATTGACTGGGGTGCAAATGGGCGTTTGGCTGTCTGTGACAATGTGCTGACAGGTTCAGGCACAGCAACAGACCCTTATATTTATGATGCAGCAGGTGAATATTCACTTGATTCACTGCATCCAAATCAGGCAGGGGCTAAATTCTTGGCAATGGAAGCGGCAAAAGTATTGCAGGGTTATAACCTTGTTAAATACAAAGATGAATAATTGATATAAAGCATCATCCTTTCAGGGTGGTGCTTTTTATATTGACCAATACACACTGAAGTCATTTAAAAGCTGTGGAATTCGCCCTGATACATGGCATTTAAACTGTATCTTGTCGGCGGTGACACCGCATATAAAAACAAAGGCAAAGAAGAAAGGTGAAAAATTATGGCAATGGAATTGTTAAAAAACATTTTGGATGCTGAATTGTATAAGCAGTTTGAAACAGCTGTAAATGCTTATAACGGCAATGAAGCAAACAAAGACAAACAGATTAAACTTGCGAACCTTGCAACAGGTGATTATGTCAGCAAGCTGAAATATGAAGATATTGCACAGCAGTTGACAGGCAAGCAGACAGAACTTGACACTGCAAACGGCTTGATTGCTGACCTTAAAAAAGGTGCAAAAGGCAATGAAGAAATGCAGGGCAAAATTGCAACTTATGAAGCGGATATTGCAAAGCTTCAGGAACAGCTTGCACAGACAAAGCTTGAAGGTGAACTGAAGGTTGCACTGCTTGAAGCAAAGGCAACAGACATTGATTATATGACCTTTAAGCTGAAAGAAAAAGGTGAAGCACTTGAACTGGGTGATGACGGTCACATCAAAGGTATTGATGACCTGATTGCAGGTTTAAAGACACAGTTCCCTACACAGTTTGAAACCGCCAAAAACAACGGCAAAGTGATTGATGTTTTGCCGCTGCCTAAATCTGAAGGCGGTAATAACTCACTCACAAAGGCTGACATTCTCAAAAAACCGTATGCTGAACGAATGGAAATCTACAATGAAAATCCTGAAGCATACAAAGAAATTATGAAATCCTAAAAACCCAAAAACACATAGAAAGGTAAAGGTATAAAAATATGGCTATGACTACAATGGCAAACATGGTAAATCCACAGGTTATGGGTGATATGATTGATGCAAAGATTGAAGCTTTGCTGAAAATCACACCATTTGCAAAAGTTGACACAACACTTCAGGGCGTTGCTGGTGACACAAAAACTGTTCCTTCTTGGAATTACATTGGTGATGCTGAAGATGTTGCTGAAGGTGCGGAAGTTGAACTTTCCAGCCTTACAGCTGCAACAAAACAGTTCACAATCAAAAAAGCAATGAAATCCGTTGGTCTTACACAGGAAGCTGTAAACAGCGGTCTTGGCAATCCTATTGGTCAGGCTGAAAGACAGCTTGCAAAATCCATTGCAGGTAAAGTTGACAGTGATGTTCTTGAAGCAGCACTTACAGCAACACTTACAAGCGGTGACGGCACACAGAAAATCACTTATGCAGGTATCGTTGACGGCGTGGGCGTGTTTGATGAAGAAGAAATCACAGACAAAGTGATGTTCATTGCACCTGAACAGGTAACAACATTGAGAAAAGATGCAGACTTCATTTCTGCTGACAAATATGACAACAACGTTATGATGACAGGCGAAATCGGCATGATTGCTGGTGTTCGCATTGTTCCTTCTAAAAAAATCAAAGCTGCTGACGGCGTTTACACATGCCCTATCATCAAGCTTGAACCTGCATCTGCTGAAACAGAATTCACAGAAGATGAACTTCCAGCAGTAACAATCTTCCTGAAAAAAGACACACAGGTAGATGCAGAATGGAAACCACGCACACAGACACATGAAATCACAGCTGCAAAATACTACGGTGTAGCACTCACAAACGAAGCAAAGGTTGTTCTTGCTAAATTCAAGAAATAATGAAAGGGGTGAAACCCTATGATTATGACTGTTGAAAAGGCAAGGGAATATGTGAATTTTCCTGAAGCGTGGACTGATGAAAAGATAGAACTGAAGCTGAAAGCCATTGAACAGACAATCAGAAAGCACACAAACAACAACTTTCAGAACAGAGCATACAGAAGCACCGCTGATATTATCGGCGGTCTTTTTGTTGTAGAAGCCCTTAACCCTTTTGAAGTTGGTGATACCGTGATGATAAGTTACGGCAAAAACAAAGGCGTTTTTACCGTAACTGAAGCGGATGACACAACCTTCATTGTTGAAGAAGATGTTGTTGATGATAGCAACCTTATTGTCACAAAGGTGGTATATCCAGCTGATGTACTTGATTGCTGTATAAGCCTTCTTGAATGGGAAATCAAATACCGTGATAAAGTCGGCATTCAGTCTGAAACGCTGTCAAGGCATTCTGTCACTTATGTGCAGCAGACAGGCAGCAACACTGTCAACGGTTATCCTGTAAGCCTTATGAGTGGCTTAAAACACTATAAGAAAGCAAGGTATTAAGCTATGGGAAATATCGGCGGCAGAACAACAGGCACAATTCAGACAATGACGGTAAGCGGCAAAAATGCAATCGGTGAAGTTGAAAGAAGCTGGGCTGATGCTTATACAACAGTGGGCTGGCTGGGCTTGCAGACAGGCGAACAGAAACGCACAAGCTTTAATTCAAAGATAGAAGAATCAAGTCATGTTTTCCTTTGTGACTATCATTCAGGCATCTATGCCCTTGCAAATCAGGACACAAGAATGATTATCAAGGGCTTTGTGTATGATGTCACTTTCATTGATAACCCTGATGAAATGGATGAACAGCTTGAAATCTATTTAAGAAGGGTCGGTGCATGGAATGGCTAACGATATTATATTTCAGGATTTTTCCATTGAAGTGAAGAAAGCCATTGAAAAAAACATCAATTCTGTACTGGCTGAATGTGCTGGTGAAATGGCATCCGCAACAAAGCGTAATACAAGGGTAGACACAGGTAAAACCAAAAATTTATGGTCATATTACCTTGACCTTGTAAAGCACATTGCCTATATCGGTTCACCGCTTGAAAATGCCATTTGGGAAGAATTTGGCACAGGTGAACATGCACTTGCTGGCAACGGCAGAAAAGGCGGCTGGGCTTATAAAGATGCAAAGGGTGACTGGCACTTCACGCATGGTAAGAAACCGTCAAGGGCGTTCTTCAAGGCCTACACAAGTCTGAAGAACAAAATCATCAAACGCATTCAGAATTCATTCAAGGGGCTTTAATGTATGGAAGTTTTAAAATTCATCAATGAACAGCTTGACAGCCTTGAAGTTCCTTATGAATTTGGGGAATGGTCAACTGTTCCTGTTCAATATCCGTACTTTGTGGGGGAAATGCCTTCACCTGAAGATATTTACACAGAGGACGGTCTTGAAGAAATAACATTTTTAATAACAGGTTTTCATAGAGGGAAAACAATTGACCTTGAAACATACAAGGAAAAAATCAAAAAGCACTTTCATTCCATTTATGGATTGAGGGCAACAATCGGCAGCGGCACAATTGTTGTTTTCTATGAAGGTGCTTTTTATGTTCCCACAAATGAAGCAGACCTAAAGAAAATACAAATCAACCTAAAAATTAAATATTGGAAAGGGGATATTTAGCTTATGGCAGTAATAGGCAAACATGGTGTAAGTTCCACAACACCTGAAAATATTTTGCTTGGTGCAGGTACAATTCATAAAAATCTGACATGGGATTCCGCAACATCCGCATGGAAAGGTGACATTATCGGTGCAACAAGCGGCGGTAACAGTATTGAAATCAAAGGTGAAATCCTTGACATTGAACTTGACGGTGCATTGGTTAAGGTTAAAGGTCTTGCAGTTATGCAGGGCGGCACAGCAACAATGGAAGTAAACTTTGCTGAACTTTCTGTTGATGTAATGAAAATCGGCATGATTGGTGAAGTGGCTGAAAGTGAAGCAACAGGCTATTCCATGATTCAGACAAAAGCAAACATTTCTGAAGGTGACTATGTTGACAACTTTGCATTTGTTGGTAAAACAGCGAATGATGCAAAAGACATCATTGTCATTATGGAATCCGCACTTTGCACATCAGGTCTTTCCATTGAAGGCAAAGCAAAAGAAAATGCAGTTATCAAGCTGACAATGGAAGCATACGCACAGAACGAAGGCAACCTTGACCGTGTTCCTGTGAAAATCTACTACCCTGAAACACAGCTTGCTTAAAAGGGGGATAAGACAATATGAAAGTTAAAGTTGTAATTGCTTTTACAGACAAACACACAGGCAAAAAATACAAAGCTGGTGAAGTGATTGATGTGACAGCAAAACGCTTCAATGAAATCACAGCAAAAGGCAAATTCATTCAGCCTGTTGAAGAAGCAGCTGAAAAGAAATAATTTATTTCAAACATAAAAAAGGAAGGACTATTGAACAATGAAAACAGAAAACCTTGAAACAATCGAAAAAACAGAAGCCGCGGCTACACCTGAAGTGGTTGCAGAAAAGCCATACACATTCAGATTGCTTAATTCAACTGATGTGTTCCCTATGTTCACAATCATCAGCAAAATCGGTGTAAATGAATTCACAACCTGCTTTGGCAAAGACGGCATCAAAGCCTTAATCAAGAAGATGACAGACAAAACAGAAGGTGAAGAACAGAATGCAGCAATTGTCGGCATTTCCGTTGCCCTTGAAATTGCAAATGTTATTTTTGCAAACCTGCCAAAAGCTGAAAAAGACATCTATCAGCTTCTTTCACAGGCATCCAATTTGACCGCTGAAGAAGTACAGGCTTTAGGCTTTGCGGAATTCACTGAAATGGTGATTGACTTCATTAAAAAGGATGAATTTGCGGATTTTATCAAGGTTGTTTCAAAATTGTTCAAATAGGCGATTTTCAATTCATGGATTTGCTGTCACAACGATATGCAAATCCATGTTTTTTTATGGACGGCATGATAAAAACAGGCAGGTTTTCAGAGTTTGTTTTTGACCTTGTTAAAACAATCAATGAAGAAAAAGAAGATAAATCTGCATGGGAATTTTACCTGCATAAAGTCTTTGAAGGTTCTTTTGAAGAATTTAAACAGGAAATGGAAAACAACAAACGGAACAGAAATCTATCTAAACGAACAATTGAAACAACCGTCCAACATTCTATGAATATCTTAAATAACTTTAACCCTGAAACAAGGGGGTGAAAACACATAAATGGATTTGTTCAAAATTCTCGGCACTATTGCTATTGATAATAGCAGTGCAAACAAATCAATTGACGAAACAACCAACAAAGCTGAAAGTTCCAGCGGCAGTATGTCAGGGGCTTTCAAAAAAATAGGTGCAGCTGTCGCAACATATCTTGCTGTTGATAAAATTGTTTCCTTTGGTAAATCATGCGTTGAAGCGGCTGCAACTGTTAAGGCA